AAATACCTTGTTTATATGCTTCAAGTTCTAGTGTACATAACTGGACATTATCACCTTATGGTGAAAGTAAAAAGAAAATGGAAGAGGCCGCAAAACCTGGTCAAGTAGGTTTAAGATTTGCCACTACATACGGAGAAACACCACGTAAAGGTATGTTATTTGATTATATTGTAAATGGTACTGTAAAATATAAAACAAATCATAAAAGAGATTTTATTTACATAGATGATGTAGTAAATGCTATATTATTATTTGTAAAATTAGGATTAGAAAATAAAAACAAAACCTATGAAGTTAGTTCAGGTCAATTGTATAATGTAAAAGAAGTAATTGAAGAAGCAGGATTTAAAGTGCCTTTAAAAAAAGGTGAGGATTGTGAGGCTGAAAGTAATGCCAGCGACAATAGTGAATTGAAAAAATTAGGCTGGGATTCTACAATGACAGTGTGGGTGTTTTTAAGAAACTTAGATTTAAATAAAGTATTAAGATTTGGTAAGTTGTAATTTGTCTATTTTAAAAATAGATTATAGATTAATCCAATAGCATTAACAGATGCCAAAGTAAGATTGGTTACAATTAATGCAGGTTCTTTCCACATAACACTAACAATTAACCAAAGTAATCCTCCAATTAAATATAATAGTGGACCCAAAGGATAAATGTTTAATGATGTTAACGCAGTAGCAACAATCAGAACGGCCGTTGCAAACCACTTTAATTTAGTATCTAAGGCTCTCATATATTCCTATGTAATCGGCAAAATAATAGAAACCGTACATTAATACATAACCAAATGCTACGACAGCAGCTGCTATCAATAGAGTTTTTATATCGTTTTTATCCATATTATGCTACTTTTCCAAACTCTCTAGCAAAGAAATCAAAAGCTTTTTTAACTCTACTAGTGCCTACAATAGAAACAGCTTTTTTATCTTTTTTAGAAGTTACGCTTTTTCTCCAAGCTAAACAATACATCAAATTGCTTGCACCAGCTTTTCTTAAAGCAGCCATAACTTCAAAAGCATCTTTAGCTTTATTTGCATCATTTTCGTTATTTACAGGTAAGTTTAAACTTAAATTGTATAAACTTTGTTTTTTAACTTTAATTAACATTTTTTCCTTTCAGTTATATTATTAATTGTTAATATACGTATAAGGTAACACATAAAAATCAACAAAACAAGCGAAAAACGACACAATTTTAAAGAAATTTGTCAATAAAATCAATGACTTATTGATATTTTTTTGTTGTACTATGTTTGTTCTTGTGTTTTTTACAAAAAAAATCAATATTTTTGAAAAAGAATCACACTAAATAGTAAAGTATGGCAAGAAAAGTTGCAGGAAACACAAATTCCTTAAAAAAATCTAGTAAACCTAAAAAAACTAGCATTGGCCGTGGATTTTTGAGCAAATCTATGATGAATAAACACAAAAAAAGAAGTTTTAAAAAATATAGAGGCCAAGGAAGATAAAATGCCAGCAATTTCCAGAGTAGAATTAGACAAACACATTGGTCACGCTTGTATAATTGAACCTTATCATCAAACTCCTTATAAAACAGGTTCGGAAAATGTTTTTATAAACGGAGCTGCTGTTGTTAGAATAGGAGATGAGTGTGCCTGTTCAGATGTAGCTGTAGAAGGAAGTAATTCTGTGTTTGTAAACGGTATTGGCGTTCACAGAAAAGAAGATGCAACAAGTGGACACGGATGTTGGGTAGCAAACAAATCAGCCAGTGGTTCTCCTAACGTATTTGCAGGATAATATGGCAGAATTAGATGCTTCAGGTTTAACATTTACAAGTCAACCAACAAAAGCAGAAACAGAACGTTTTGAATACGTAGCTTTTGATTATATTGAAAAAAATCCAGGCATAGTAGGTAATTCATTTCAAAGTTACATTGGAATTTATTATAATGATAACGGAGATAATACAGAATGACAATAGTTAAGAGAAGTACAAAAGGCACAGCATTAACCTATGCTGAAATGGATGAAAATATACGTGATCTATATGAAGATACAGATATTGACAGGGTTTTAGCAAACGGTAATGTTACTTCGAGAAATATAATATCGACAGGCGAATTATCTGATGCTAAAGGCGAAATAAGAAGTGTACCACAAGAAATTAAAAGTACAAGTTATGTTTTACAAAATTCAGATCACGGAAAACATATTTCAACAACAGCTGGCGTAACTTTAAATACAGGAATATTTACAATAGGTCAAAACGTTACGATATTTAATAATTCATCTTCATCTATTACAATAACACAAGGTACAAGTGTTACAATTTATCTAGCAGGCACAGCAAATACAGGCAGTAGAACGTTAGCTCAAAGAGGTATCGCAACATTACTATGTGTAGATACAAATACATATGTTATTAATGGCGGCGGCCTATCATAAAATAATTTATGACTGTATATCCTTTATTAGTAGGTAGTGGCGGTAAAAAATTTATCGAAGCCACAGGTGGAACAATATTTCAACAAACAATAGACTCAATAACTTATAACGTACATAGATTTGATCCTGGAACTTCAGGAGATTTTGTAATTTCTTTTGCACCAGGCGGTTCTACTGTAGATGTAATTATGTGGGGTGCTGCAGGAGGAAGATCAGGTTCAGGTGCAGGCAACGATGGAGGCGGAGGTGCTTATGCTCGTACTTCAGCATTGTCAATAACACAAGAAACTTTAAATGTAAGTGTTGGAGGAGGAGGTTCAACGGCTACAGGTGGTTGCACAACAGGAAATGGAGCTGCAGGAGGAACTGGCCCACTTTTAGGTAGAGGTGGAAATGGAATGGGAGCTGGCACAGGAGGATGCTCTGGTGCTGGTGGAGGCGGAGGCGGAGGAGGTTATAATGGTGGAAGTTATGCACCTGAACCAGGAGGAGATACGGCTGCAGGTGGAGGTGGTGGAGGTTCCAGTTTTGCAACAACAATTGTAAATGGAAATAATGGTGGAAGTGCAGGCAATAGTTCAGATCCTTTAAATGCAGGAAATTATGGTAATGCAAACGGACAAGGAGGCGTTTGTTTTATAAGATATCCAATATCAAACTAATATGAGTAATATAAAAATTAAAAAAAACGTATTATCAAGTGAATGGATCATATCAGAATTGAATAACGATCACAATTATAATTATATAGATGTACACATAGGTTTCTATAATAATAATTCAAATATAGTTGAATTTAATACATTAAAATTTGGTTGTGAATTATATTTAAACGATATAAAATTGGATTCAAAGAATTATCCACCAGAAAACATTAATATGTTTAAAACACAATCTGAGTATTTACAAGTTATTAGGTTTAACTGTGAAGCTTCAACAACTTATAAAATAAAAGTGTGGATTGATAATTTTGGTGTATATGAAGATAAATTTATTACGTTTACTACACCTACTATACCTGATTATGTAGAAGAATTTAAATTATATCACAACGGTAAATCGCCTGACGATTTGATATAAATATAGTAATATGCCAAATTACGATGCCGGTTCTTTAAATACAAGTAAAAGAGCTACAGTTAAATATAAAGATTTAGATTTAGATTTCGGTCGTAATACGGTTACTAATGATGTAAATAAGTTAACAGACGTTGAAGCTGTTAAAAGAAGTGTAAGAAATTTAATTAATACATCACACTTTGAAAGGCCTTTTCATCCTGAAATAGGTTCTAACATAAGAGCGATGTTATTTGAATTAATGACACCATTGACTGCTTTGAATTTACAAAGAAAAGTACACGAGGTGTTACAAAATTTTGAACCAAGAATTAAATTGGTTCAAGTATCAGCTAGACCTGATATTGATAGAAATTCATATGATTTAAGCATTTATTTTTATGTTATTGGTTCAACTGAATTGGTTACCGTACAAACATTTTTAGAAAGACTAAGATAATATGGCAAGTAATAAATTAGAAGTATCAGATTTTGATTTTGATGCGGTCAAAGCCAATTTAAAAACATTTTTACAAAGTCAATCAGAATTCCAAGATTATAATTTTGAAGGTTCTGGTTTTGCAATTCTTTTAGATATACTTGCTTACAATACTCACTATCTAGGCTTCAATGCTAATATGTTAGCAAATGAAATGTACTTAGACAGTGCTGATATAAGAAAAAATATTGTGTCAATTGCTAAAATGTTAAATTATACGCCATCTTCTGTAAGATCGCCAGTAGCAAGTTTAGATATAGAAGTAAATGATGCTACAGGTTCAACTTTAACATTAAATAAAGGAACAGTTTTCACAACAAGTGTAAATGGTGTGTCATATCAATATATAACTAATGAAGATTATACAATTACACCAACAAACGGCGTATTTCTTTTTTCAGATGTGGAAGTTTATGAAGGAACTTTAACTACATTTAGATATACAGTAGATGTAAACGATCCTGACCAAAAATTCATAATTCAAAGTGCAAATGCAGACACAAGAACGTTAAAAGTATCAGTACAAACAAGTTCAACAAATACTACTACAAATATTTACTCTTTAGCAGGTGGTTACAACAATGTAACAGATACTTCTAAGGTTTATTTTTTACAAGAAATAGATGATGGTAAGTTTGAAGTTTATTTTGGTGATGGTGTGTTGGGTGCAGCTTTACAAGATGGCAATATAGTAATACTAGAATACGTTGTTACAAATAGAGATGAATCAAACGGTGCTTCTACATTTTCTTTAGGTACAACAATAGGTGGTTTTTCTGATGTAACAATTACCACAAATTCAGCATCACAAGGTGGGTCTGCTGCAGAATCAAAAGAGTCAATTCGTTTTAATGCACCTTTAAGTTACTCAGCTCAAAATCGTGCCGTTACAACTTCTGATTATGAAACTTTAGTTAAATCAATTTATCCAAATGCTGTATCAGTAAGTGCTTGGGGTGGCGAAGATGATGAAACTCCTGTTTATGGTACAGTTAAAATTGCAATCAAAGCGGCCAGTGGTTCAACACTTACAAATTCTACAAAACAAAATATAATTACAGCTTTAAAACCTTATAACGTTGCTTCTGTAAGACCAGTAATCGTAGATCCTGAAACAACTTCAGTATTGATTACAAGTACAGTTAAATATGATTCAAGATTAACTACTAAATCTGCCGATACTTTAAAATCAAACGTATTAACAACAATTACAAATTATAATACAGATACGTTACAACAATTTGACAGTATTTTTAGATATTCTAAAGTAATTGGTTTAATTGATGATACAGATACAAGTATTGTTTCAAATATAACTACAATTAAAATAAGAAAAACTTTTAAACCTACTTTAAATTCTTCAACACGATATGATATTTACTTTAGAAATAAAATATACAATCCTGTGTCAGGATATAATGCAACAAATGGTGGTGTTTTAGAATCAACAGGATTTAAAATAAGTGGTGATACTACAAATATATTTTTCTTAGATGATGACGGTGCTGGTAATGTAAGAAGATATAGATTAGTAGGCGGTGTAAGAACTTACGCAAACAATACACAAGGTACAATTAATTACACAACAGGACAAATTACATTAACATCTTTAAATATTACAACCGTTGAAAATATTAGAGGCGCAGTTTCTACAGCAATTGAATTAACAGTTAAACCTAATTCAAATGATATTATTCCAGTAAGAGATCAGATAGTAGAAATTGATGTGGCAAATTCTTCAGTTACAGTTGAACCAGATACTTTTGTAGGAGGTTCAGCAGACGCAGGTATAGGTTATTCAACAGCAACTAGCTATTAATTAATATGGCTACATTTAAAGACAAACTTTCAAGTCTTATAGGTTCACAAGTACCTGATTTTGTACTTGACGATCATCCTAAATTTTTACAATTTCTAAAAACATATTACACATTTATGGAAGCTGCCGAATTATCGGTAACTTCTATTCAAACAACAGATGGTATACAATTAGAAACACAAACAGGACAAAATAATAAATTATTATTAGATGGTTCTCGTATAGATTCAGATATTACTCCTTTAGATGAAGGAGACAAAATAATTTTAGAAAGTTCTTCTTTTGGTAAATTTACTAGAGGCGAAATTATACAAGGACAAACATCAAAGGCCACCTCAACTGTATTTACAGAAGATTTAGATAACAATAGATTATTCATAGTAGCACAAGATAAATTTATAATAGGCGAAACTATTTTAGGATTATCTTCAAACGCAAGTGCTGTAATTAATAATTATAAACCTAATCCTGTAAACAATATACAAGAGTTATTAAACTTTAGAGATCCTGATAAAGCAATATCAAATTTTTTAACACAATTTAGAAATGAATTTTTAACTACATTACCTGAAAATTTAAATACAAGTGTTAATAAAAGAAATTTAATTAAAAATATTAAATCATTATATCAAGCTAAAGGTACACAAAAAGGACACGAAACTTTTTTTAGATTATTATTTAATGAAGTATCTGAAACATTTTATCCTCGTGAAAATATATTACGTGTTTCTGATGGTAAATTTACAACAAATAAAGTTTTAAGAGCAATTAATCCTACTGGAAATACTTCAGATTTAGTAGGTAGAACAATAACTGGTTCAACTTCAAACGCTACAGCTATAGTTGAAAGTGTAACTATTTTTTTAATTGGTACTTCAAGTGTTTCAGAATTTGTTTTAAATTCAGATAGTATTTTAGGAACTTTTAGTGTTGGTGAAGAAATAAGAGGAACATTAAATGATCAAGATGATAATTTAATTAAAGCAACTATTACAGGTATTCCTGCTTCAAAAGTAATTACTAATGATGGTTCTTTACATTCTGCTGCTGAAGCTGTAACAGTTACAGGTGGTGGTGAAGGAGCAATTATTCAAACTAAAACTATTGGTTCAGGTAGTATTACAGAAATAGTTATAGATAATCCTGGTGCCGGTTATTCTATAGGTGATGATTTAGTTTTTACAAATACAAATACAAATGGTGCAGGCGCAGCAGGATTTATTTCAGTCGTTAATGGAGGATTTACACCTGAAGATAGTACAAGTTCAACAGAAGATCATATAGTATTAGAAGGTGCTACAACACAAGACGATACTTATTTTGGAGATAAATTTGTACAAGAGTCAGGCACAGATGTGGGAGATATAACAGATATATTTTTATATAATCAAGGTTTAGGTTATACATCATTACCAACAGTTTCAATTACATCAGGTGGTGTAAATGCAATTTTAAAAGCTTATGGTGATGAAATAGGTAGAGTATTAGATTTAAATTTGGTTGAATTAGGAATTAATCATCAATTAGCACCAACACCACCTGTACTAAATTTTTTCAAAAACTGTATTGTAACAAGTGTAACAGGAACTTTCGTGGCAAATACAAATGTTTCTATAACAGGAGGCATTACAGCTACTGTTGTAAGTTTCGATTCAGCAAGAGGATTATTAATATTAAAAAATAATTCTGGTACAATAAATTTAAATAGTGTTGTTACAGGTTCTTCTGGTTCAGCTACAATTACCAAATTAGATGGTACAACTGCCACATTAACAGTAGGTGCTGTTGCGGATTTAGATGGCCGTTTTATAAACGAAGATGGATTTGTTTCTGAAAATACAATGAACATACAAGATAGTTTATACTATCAAGATTTTTCTTATGTTATAAAAGTAGGCCGTTCTATTGCAGACTGGCGAGATGATTTCAAAAAAACAATGCACACTTCTGGTTTTTATTTTGAAGGACAAGTCGATATTGAAACAAGATTGAGTGCTCGTATATCAACACCTGTAAGTGGTGCTGTTTCAGGAGTTTTAGAAGATCCATTCTTATCAATTGTAAATACATTATTCTCTACAATATTTGGTAGAAGATTAGGAACGATTGATGATGGCACAAGTTTAAGAGCTACACCTAAAGTAGGTGAGGCCGCTGATTTAAATACTTCAACAATTTCTCCTTTTAGTTCATCAACAAGAGATGTAACACTTTCAAGAGCTCCTATCAATATTCAATATCTTTCACGTGTAAGAGGAACATTTAATGGTGTAACAATTGCACAAGGATTTGGTTATGCTGGCCCACGTTATGCAACAATTAATAGAGAAGCACTAAGATCATTCAGTAGAACAGTGGCCACAAACTATTCAATTGCAGAAATCGGTTCAAATCTAACTTTTGGTACAAGATCATCTTTAGATGGACACGACAATACATTTTTATTATGTTCTACTGAATTAGGTAGATTAGTTAAAACAAAATTAACAATACCTTGTGAAGTTTATATAATCGCACCATTTAATCAATTTGATAATACGGTTGTTAAATTTGACCAAACAATTGATACAGATAACAATCCAATAACTTTTGATGATACAACACCTTAAAATGATTATAAATATAGAGAAAGATTAATCAATGGCCAAACAAATAATTAATATAGGTTCAACAGCAAACGACGGAACGGGTAGTAATCTACGTGCTGGTGGTACAATTATTAATGATAACTTTAACGAAATCTATACAGCATTAGGTAATGGTTCATCTATTACACTAACAGCAACACCAACAGAATTAAATTTATTATCTGGTGTAACTGCTATTGTAACATCTGCTAACTCGGTAGCTCTTTCTAATAAAACAATCAGTGGTTCAAATAATACATTATCAAATATTGGCAATTCTTCTTTAACAAATTCAAGTTTTAGTATAAGAGATGATTCTTCTTCTGCTATTTCTATTGCATTAGGTGGCACTTTAAAAATTAAAAGTAATGATGGTATTACAACTACAGTAAGTCAAGGCGATACAATTAATATACAATTAGATAATACGGTTGTTACATCCACATCATCTAATGTATTGTCAAATAAAACTATTGCGGCTGCAAGTAATACAATATCAGGCCTTACAAATACAAATTTAAGTGGTTCAGCAGGAATTACAAATGCAAATTTAGCAAATCCTTTTATACAATTTTCTGATGAATCATCAACAGTAAACTCAACATCATTAGGTGGCAAATTAGAATTTTTAGCAGGCGAAGGAATTAATACTACAGTAGGTGCAAGTTCATTAACTATTTCTGCTGAATTAGCAACTTCATCTAATGCTGGTGTTGCAACATTTAATACGGCCAGTTTCACAGTTACAAGTGGTGATGTTACAATTAAATCAGCAGGTGTGTCAAATGCACAATTAGCAAATTCATCCGTTGCAATCGGTACAAGTACTATTACATTAGGTGCGGCCGCTACAACATCAATTGCTAATTTAAATTTAACAGGCACTTCTGCATTATCAGGAACAGGTACAATAGATTTAACAGGTTCAGGAAGTAAAGCAAGATTTAATTATGTAAACTTTGCTGGATTACCTAATAGCACAACTTACGAGGGAATGTTTGCAACAACAATTGGTACAGCTAAGGCTTACTTTGCAGATTCAAGTTCTTGGAATGAAATACTTTCTGAAAACTCTAGTATAAAAGATTTATCGGATGTAGGCCCTACAAATCCTACAAACGGCCAAATTTTAATTTTTAATAGTTCAACAGGTCGATACGAACCAGGTAATCAAAGTGGCGGCAGTGCTACGTTAATTGTAGGAGATAATACATCTACAATAGGAACAATAAATTTATCTACAGATACTTTAGGATTTGTAGGCACAAATGGAATTACAACAACTGTTAATGATGCTAACAATACAATTGAAACAAGATTAACTGATGATTTTTACGCTGATAATTATTTACCTGCTTCAGCAGTATTTGATGTAGATCATAGTGGAGGTTATTATCTTTTTAATTCACATTACACAGGAAGTAGTCCTACATTATATTTAAAATCTGGACAAACATATGCTTTCAAATTAAATGTAGCAGGACACCCTTTCTTTCTACAAACAATACCAAATCCTTCAGGACCATATCCTGTAAGTTATAGTCCTGCTAATCCATATACAACAGGTTTAGTACACGTATCAACAAATGGTACTGTTACAACAGGCGCTGTAGGCCCACAAATAGCAGGTACATTATACATTAAAGTACCGGCAAATTCTAATTCTAAAATTTATTATGCTTGTCAAAATCACGCATATATGGGAAATACAATAGTTTTAGGTTCTATTACTGATACTTTTACAGGTGATGGTTCTACTGTAACTTACTCAATAAATAATGGTAGAAATGTAAATGACATTTTAGTTTATGTAAATGGTATTTGTTTAGTACCTACAAGTGATTATACAATTACAAATACAGGACTATACAATGTTGCAACAATAACTTTTCAAGTAGCGCCAGCGGCGTCTGCTGAAATACAAGTACGATACTTATAACATATGGGAACAATTACAAGAAGTTTTGCTAATTTAATTACTGCTAGTGGGCCATCAGCGTTGCCATCAGGAGTTGCCAGCAATACTCCAGCTTTTCATGCACAAGATGCTACAAATACTTCAGTTGCTAATAGCACTTGGACTAAAATGAGTATACCAACTGAAATTTTTGATACAGATAATTGTTATAGTAGTTCAAGATTTACACCAACTACTTCAGGTAAATATTTTATTTATGGTTGTTTAAAATCAAGTACAGATACTGATTTTGACAATTTAGGAATTAGATTTTATAAAAATGGTTCTGCTGTTGATCCATTAGTAAGAATAGTAAATCAAAATGTTAATTCAGCTTATATGGCTTTTACAATAGAATTAAATGGAACTAGTGATTATGTTGAAATGTTTGGTTTACAAAATTCTGGTGGAACACTAGATTTGCAGGGTCTTGTTTTTGGCGGATACAAATTAATAGGAGCATAATATGTCAAACTTATTAACTAAAATAAAACTATACGCAAATAGAGAAATAGATTTTCTTAAAGATGTTATCTTACAAGACAATTCAGATGGCAAAGGAGTATTTATAGCTGAATGGAATCTTGATATTCCTAAACCTACAATGGCACAGTTAGATGCTATGGAAGCATTAATACCTGCTTATGAATTTAAAATTGCTTTAAAACAATTAAGAGAAAAACGTAATCAATTATTAAAAGATTGCGATTAT